CAAAAAATAAAAAAAGAAAAAAGCTGCAAGCCTCAAGCTCCAAGCAGCAAGCAGGCTTGACATTACAGCTGGGATATTGTAGGATACAGTTATGAAAGATATAAAAACATGAAACTTGAAAAATTCTTAGATAGAAAAACTCCCAAAGAAGAAAAAATAAAAGTCCTGGAAAAAATGCTTCAGGCTGCGAAGGCCAACGGCGGCACTGTCAGCGTGACAGGAGCCAGAGAAATTATAAAGAAACACAATGAAAAAATTCACAATAGAAATATCACACGCTAACCCGGGCCAGCTGGCAACCATCGCAGCTGAGCTCAAGATCATGAGTAACAGCTGGGAGCGCTTTGGCCCCCGGATTTTTATTAATGGCCAGAAGCTGCAAGCTCCAAGCCTCAGGGTTGAAGGAAGCCACAAGCGCCAAGCCTCAAGCCGCAAGCGTCATAAATTGGCCATGTTCATATGATAGTAAAAAGAATGCAAAGAAAATACTGGTTGTTGGATTATTTTACACGACCCAATGATCAGCTCTCAACATCATACATTAAGAAAGTAGAAAGATTTTTAAAATGCTTAAAAAGGAAGCAAGAAAAATAACCGGAGGGCTGTCGAAGCCATCTAAAATGCCAGGGCCAGCGTATAACCTGCCCGCTCAGGCATGCATAACAGGGGCCAAGCTGGTCCAGATCCCGGGCTCAGTATGTGAAGGCTGTTATGCTTTAAAAGGACGTTATAATTTCCGCAATGTTAGACTGGCGCTAGCTCGAAGGCTCGAGTCACTACAGCATCCGCAATGGGTCCTGGCCATGACTGTGCTCATTAAGGGTGAACCATGGTTCCGCTGGCATGACTCAGGGGACATCCAGAGCTCATGGCATTTAAAACAAATTTTTGAAGTCTGTAACAGGACGCCGGAGACCAGCCACTGGCTGCCAACCCGTGAAGTCAAATTTTTGCCATTAAATCATGACAGTATTCCGAAAAATTTAATTATTCGTGTGTCCTCACATCGAATCGACCAGGCGCCAGTAAAATTTTGGCCCTGGACGTCAACAGTTAGTACTGGCAGCTTCTCATGTCCTGCTTCAAAACAGGGCAACGAGTGTAAAAGCTGTCGGAACTGTTGGGACCGGAAGGTAGACAATGTCTCATACCCTAAACACTAGCCATGAAGAGCCCGGTTACTTGTTCACCGTCTCAAGGGGCAAGCCTCAAGCTACAAGCCGCAAGCCTCAAGCGTCTCAATTACTGATTTAAGCCCCAAGCTACAAGCTTCAAGCCTAAAGCCACAAGCAACAAGCTCCTTGATTTGTGTTCCTTGAAAAAGTTTTAGGTCGCTCTGACCGAGCGACTTTACTAAGATGAAAGTATTCTTCGGATGACGAATATGAAATGCAATTTGATGAGGCGAAAACTTAATTTTGTTGGCTGATGTTGCTTTTAATTCAACAGTGAAAAAGTGCCCAGAAGTATTGTAGCCCAATAGATCAGGAGTACCAAGTAAGCTAGTATTTTCCAGCCTTGTCCATTTAATTTGAGGTGTATTTCTTTTAAGCTCATACCATAATTTTCTTTCTGGACCCATGGTCTATTTTAAGCCAACAGCTACATTATATAATGAGCTTTGGTTTACCCATTGGAGCAACTTCTTCATGTGTAGAAATAACTATTCTGTGGGTTTCACGCGAACCAAAAATTTTATTTTCAACGAGGTCTACACCCATTACATCGTAATGTCTACCATCAGGTGTACGAACTTGCACTCTAGCATCCTGTGCGACACCGCTGCCTTTTTTAGGTCCAACGAATCGGTCAAACAGCATAATTAAATCTCTACCTCTCAACATTACAGACCTGCCTTACGCACTCGTTCAACCTGGTCTTCCACTTGTTTAGCTATTTTTTTATTGTCCTCTTCAACTTCAGTTAGTCTTTCCTGCAGTTTACCATTCATTTTACGATGAGACTCTTCTATCTCTGTAAGCTCTGCAATCCTCAAAAACAAATCATTATTTTCTTCCTTCACTCTATCCAACTCCTCTTGCAATAAATCTCTCTTCAAAGCGCCCGTTACACAAACACCTTTATTTTTATTAATAGCCTCCTCTACAGTTTGAACTAAACCCTTCTGTGTATCTGTTAGAGGAATACTGTCGGCTTCTTCCTGTCTGTCTGCATCTCTATACTTTTCCAACTCCCTATATGTTTTATCAGGAAATCGTCTAGCTAAATCAAAAATGGTTTCACCTTTCTTTTGTAAGTCTTTTATTTCATCCATCTGTCTGTCTACCTTTTTATGTAGTATTTCATTACGTTGTTTCCATATATCTATGTCTTTATCCATGTTGACTTTTTACAATTGTTGGCTTAAAAAGTCAAGTATGGGAGTTCCATCAAGATTAACAGAAATGCAACGTAAATTCGCAGAACTACTTATTCTGTATGAAGGACGTAAATTTGATTATGAATGTGCTATTGAAGCAGGCTATGAACCCAACAATGCACGTCCAATGGCATCACGTCTACAAAATCCAGAATACTTTCCTCTGGTCGTTAAACACATTGGAGAACTCAGGGAAGAACAACGAAATCGTTATAAAGTAAATTATGGCAGACATGTGACAGAACTGGCACGTATCAGAGATTCAGCACTCAAACATAGATCATTCTCAGCTGCAGCTAACGCTGAGCATATGAGAGGAAAAGCGGGTGGACTCTATGTAGAACAAAAACATATTCTACATGGCACACTCGATGATGATAAGACCGAGGATGAAATGAATAAAGAACTTGCCGAACTCTTAAAGAGTAATCGTAAGATTATTAATATAACACCTGAAGAAGTTATAGATGTAGAAAGTACCAATGAATCAAAACCAGCACCGAAACTAGCAGTAACGAAACAAACACAATCCGATCAGGATTCCACATCTTAGTCTTCGGTAGATTCTTCTAATTCTTCAATAGCTTCGTCTAAGTCTTCAAGAAGAGTTTCTTCTTTAGCTTCCAATTTATCTATGGCAGCTTTAATTTTCTTAATTTTTTGAACTGCTTTGTTCATAACTATTTCCTTTTCTTTTTAGTTTTCTTTTTCTTTTTCTTTTTAAGTTTTTTCTTCTTTTTCTTTTTAGGCATTAAATCCTCCTTCCATATGTTATACTTCTCTTCACTCAACCAGTCAACACTCACTTAAGTTTAACCATCTTCTTAACACACGCAAGAGGAATCATAGTTCTATCCCCAAACGTCATTTCATTTGTGTCATGATCAATATCATAAGATGCAAACATTTTAATGGTATACCTATCTTTACTAAACAACCACCCTTCATTAACTGGGAAAGCTAATTTCATTCGATGAAATTCTTTATCAGTAGCCCACCCTGAATCAGATAAAATATCCATCCACTCAATCCGATACTTTAAATACGGGATTTCGTTGGGCTGCGTAGGTTCTACTAGTTTTCTTTTTCTTCTCGGTTTTCTTTTTTTGGGTTTTTTGTCTGCCATAGTAATAATCCGGGTTGTGTATTTTATTAAACTCATTCATCCATTCAGAATGACCTTCAAATCTTCTATTACGACCTACCATATAATACACCTATAGAACCTTCTAGACTTTTTTCAACATTTTGAAACGATTCATGCGCGTGAGCCCCTATTCAAGTGTATTATGTGGGATCACACCCACGTGATATAAGAATTGTGCATATTTTGGTAGCCTGTAACAGTTCTAGAGACATCACGTAGATCACGTGAAAAAAATAATCGTTTTCACACATGATGCAATATCTGGGAAGCTCTATATACGTGATTTACGTGATGAGCCGCATAAAACCTCACTTTTGATTTTCTTCTTCTATCAATTGGAGCGTCATAATTTCATTTTGCATGTCTGAAATGGCTTTTAGCTGTCCTGAAATCACTTTATAGAGTGCATCTAGTTCCTTGTCGCTGGCTCCTTCCTTCGTGTCAGCCTGCAAAAGAACCTTAAGCCTTTTTTCTGCCACAAATAAGCCACGAATTCGCCACGATATAAATCGTTTAACGATGTTGTTCTTCATAGTATTGATCTAACCTCCTTAAAAAGTTGTGTTGATGTTTTACAAATTCCTTGCCACGAATGACAAACTTCTGGAAATAACAATCTGGCGTGCACATCAAAATAACACCCTGATCGATCTTGGTTCCATAAACATAATTATGAGCCATGGCATAGGCTCCTAACTGCATGAAATAGTCATCAATCCACTGTCGTTGCTTTGGCTTGTTGGACTGTTTAAAATCAATAATACTTTCCGAATAATCATAGATTCCGACCAAGTCGGTTGCTCCTGCGTAGAGTCCAGGGTAATGAACCACCACCTCAGATCCCCACACTTCCGTCAGGTCATCAAATCCTTTTTCAATAATTTTTTTAGCCATGGGCTCGGCCACTTGTCCCACGTTCGTTAAATCTTTATAGCCATTACAATCAGGATCCAAATGTTTCTGTAAATAAAAATGCATGGCGGTTCCTCTTTTCCCTGCCAGCTCCTTGATCCTGGTCGCTTCATCCTCGCCTTTCAAAGCAATCCAACGATCTAAGCTCTTGCGTTTGGATTCAGGTTGCGTTGCGTTTAAAACCGTCGTTACACTCGGCAGAAGCATCTTGGTAATATCATATTCCCCCTTAATACTACGCTGCGAGTTAGGATACTCAAATTGTTTATTCCAAATGATCATTAAATTTTCCTTTCCATCCATACGTTCCATAGTGTCCTGTCTTGGATGCCACATTGGCATAGATTCTGAATTCATTTCTCCGCA